TAGTTTGTTTAAACCATACCCAGCAGCACCACCTGCGGCCGCGGCGCCGGCAACTGCGGCCGCTGGTAGTGCTAATGCACTTGCTCCACCGGCCGCTCCAGCGGCAAGACCTCCTAATTTACCAAGACCAAGGCCAGTGAGGAGCGTTCCGCCGATCTTTAGTGCGCCGCCCCCAACTTTTTTACCAAAACCCAGAAGTTTTCCTAATTTACCTTTAGGTTTGGGTTGGGGTCCGAATGGGACGGGGGGTTTTTTTCCTCTTCCTAAGAATCCTAAACCAGCCGCAGTTGCAAGTCCCTCAATAAGACTTCCTAATAAACCCCCACCACCTTCTTCATCTGTTCCCTTACCTGATTGCATAGATGCTGCTCTTGTTGCATCACCGCTTGCCTTTTTTCTTCTACTTGCTTCTAGTTTGTCTTCTCTTGATTGTAGTTTGTCTGGGGTGAGTAACTTCTCTATATTTCTTAAAATTACGGTTTGTCTTACTAGTTCCTTTGTTATCCCATCACCACTTGGTTTTCCTGTGATTGGACCACCTGTGTATGGACTAGATGGAGATATATCAGCACCACCACGAGGTGCTGCCATTCCCATTCCACTTTTCTTTAGTCCAAGACCAAACGAACCACCCGTTACTGTAAGACCAGCCTGCTCTGCTCTCTCTGATAATGCAAGAGTTAGTGCGTTTTCGTCAAAATCACCAGATCCATATGTTTCTAAGAGGGACTCCATTTCATCCTCAGTGGTCGCTCCTAGTTGAATAAGAATATCAATGAAGGCGCCAGGGTCGTCAGATCCCTTTACTGCTTTAGCAAAAATTGCTTCGAGTGCTTCACCACCACTCTCGTTCTTGGCTTTCGCCGCATCGAACATTTTTTTAATAGACTTTCTTAACTCTAGTTGATCCTTTTTTGCTTTCTTAACAAGACCCTTTTGTCTTTTAAATCTAACTGCTGATCTAAGTAGACCACCACCGGGAGTAATCGAAACCGCTCTTTCTTTAAGATCGGATACACCACCACGAACTGCTCCACCAAGAGCGCCCAGTGTGCTTCGGTCATCTGGTATGAAGTCAGCAGAAGACTTACGAGTCATCGCTCTCATATTGTTAATAGACTTGCGATCAAACGATCCACCAACACCTTTTTTACCACTTCTATCTCGTTCTAAATTCTTTAAAAATTTATCGAGACGCTTGGCGTTCTTTTGGGTTAGTTCTTCTGTTTTTTGTGGATCGGCCATTTAACTACCTTTTGTTTGATGCTTCTTTTTCTTCCTGTAGCCATCTTTGCAACTGTGCAATGTAAATGTCTCTCTCCCACGGAATCCAGTTCATGATGTCCTGATATGAATACTTATAATGGTGCATTAATTGAAATGTCAATTTCATGTACGTCTCCAAATTCAGGTGGGAGACACTAATCCAAAAAAATCGTTGAGTCCTGTCAGGGTAAATTCTTTCTCTTCGTCCTCTGAAATATTCTGCTTGAATGTGTATGAAAGAACAGGTGCCTTTTCTGCAAACTTGATTAATTTTGTGAACTGGTCTTCGGTCATGTTTTCAATGAACTCAATTTTTTCTTTCAGTGATATATCATTTCCGCTGAGTGATTCTTCTTGCATCGTTATAGTGTCTATCATACATGCTAGACTTTTAATGATTACTTCTTGTGTTGGATCATACACATTTATCTCATGCTTGATGATATCACTCATCGTAAGATCACGCATTGTGATGTTAATATTTTGCGTTATGGCTACTTTAGAACTTCTTCTTTTTGCCTTTGCTGGGGGTTTCACTTCTTTCAAATCAACCTTTACGGTTGTTGGTGCTTTGTTTATTTCTCTGTAGACCAAATCTAATTCATCACCAATCGACTTTTCTCTTAACTTAAGAAACAAATATTCTGCCTCTGCTAGGGGGATAGATGAAATATCAAGGTCTCTATAGCAACTGTCTAAAACGTTTTTGATTGTTCGTATAATATCAACAAATTCACCTTCCTCTGAGATGAGGAGTAAGGTCTTCTCTTCTTTCACTAAGAAAGGTCTGAAGCACAGAGTATTATCGATCGAAGATAACTTCGTTGAATACTCGGGTAGTTCAGATTTTAACATTTCAACTAATTTCATTTTTCATAAACTCCAATAAATTAACTTAGATTCTAGACTGAGGTAATCCTGATGCTGCGTCGGTTATCGCCTCTCCACGACTTCCCACTTGTAGTTCAAACTGTCTGAATGACCAAGAGATAGACATCGTTTGGTATTCATTTTGTGATGCGGCGTTTAGTTCGATTCCGTTCATCGTTACTGGGAAGCAGTCATATAGGTTGTATATAGTCCGAGACATATTATCCCAGCGGTCGCCACTGTAATAAGTTATAACGAGACCACCTATAATCTCATTATAGTAGTTTACTTTATCATCGGGAGCATTTTTTATTGTATTCATCCAGTTCGTGATGTATTGGTGTAGTGGTTGACTGTATAGGCAGGTCATCTCAAAATCACCACTATAGACACGCTCTGTTGGAACGTTATACACAGGGCCCCATATCGTTTTTTGTTCTGTTCCTACCTGACGGCCTGGTGTGGTACAACTTAGAACATGAAAATCACCATTGAATGTTGTAATCGAGTCTGGACCTACAAAGTCTTCGGCTAGAGGTGAGGTTATACTCACATCAAATGTGTGCTTATAAGATAGATTATTCTTACTTTTTGACTGTAGTGTACTAAATGATCGTGAGGTCATTGGTTTTCTCCGTAGTATATATGCCCTATTTGGAGAAAATATCCAGTTCTGTGATCACGATAAACTCCCAACCTTTTTTTTCACAGTATTCTTTTGCTGCTTTCCATTTTGCCATGTTTGTTTCGTAGGTCATACACTCACGGAGGTAGTTTCTAGTCTTCTTTTTAGGCTGCTTTGGTGGTTTCGTTTGCTTTTCTGGTTTGACTTCTACTACAAGAGTTTTCACTTCTCCATTTTCATCTGCTTTTTCAAGGATAAAGTCTGGATAATACTTGTGATTTTTCCTATCTACAGGAGAGTAGTATGGAACGAATAGTTCTTCAGAACCCCATCGAATGATTTTGGTGTTCTCGTCTAGGAACCTACAAACTCTACGTTCCCACAAAGAACGACAGATTATGTTGTTTGGGTTACCTATATACTTTTGAGGATTTTGTGGTGAATATTTTGTTTTATATGCCATAATTTTACTAAGGATTAGAAGATGCCATCATACAATTTATCATATCCACCTAACGTAGATAATGAAAACATACCTTATGTATTCTTCAAGGCCCGTCCCTATGAAACTGCAATAAAACGTGTGGAGCGTGGTAGTGCGGATCCAGAAACCGAACAAACGTTTCGCATAGCCATGTCACCACAATTGACTAGTTCAGATAGTTTTAACTACGAGTCAACCAGTCTGCTAAAAACACAGGCACTCGCAAGTCTTGTGAATGGAGACATTGGTGATTCAGTAGAGGCAGCGATTGGAGCAGCCTTAGCACGATTTGTTCCTGATGGTTTTCAGCAGTCCGCTCAGTTACTATCAGGTAAATCTATTAATCCAAAAGAAGAGTTGTTATTTAAAAATCCAAATCTAAGATCTCATACTTTTACATTCAATCTCTTTGCAAAAAGTGAATCTGAGGCACAAACGATAGTAAATATAGTTAGAGAATTTAGAAGAATTGCATATCCAGACACCACGTTGGCCGGGATCGGTAACGGAAATGTAGCAACATTTTTCCAGTTTCCATACCAGTTTGCAATTGGAATCCATCCACAACCACAAAATGGAATGGCTGGTAATGGATTTCCTCCTATCCCCGCGGCCGTCTGTACGTCGGTTGAAACTAATTTTGCAGGGGGTGGTAGAACAGTGTTAACTAAAGGTGACTACTTCCAAGCAATAGATCTAACTTTAACTTTCCAAGACATTCGTGTCATGACGAGTGAAAAGATTAATGGTAAATTTGAAAGGGATGGTGATAATAATGTTCAGTAGTTTATTTCCTACAACCACGTTTGTAAACTATCCCAACAACATAGGCGGGACGAGAGATGTAAAAGAGGTCTTAGATATTTTACGTCGTTTTAGATTTATTGATAAGTTTGGAGCGGTCAAAAATTACAGATCATATGAAGTAAAAACTGGAGAGACACCTGATATTGTTTCCAGTAAGGTGTATGGAGATTCAGAGTTCTATTGGCTCTTGATGGTTTTCAATGACATGACCGATCCGTTTAGAGATTGGCCTAGAGATGGTTTGGATATCAATAATACTACACTTGCTATCAACTTCGATTCGATTAGTTTTCTTCCAACAGGACAAACGGAAAATGAATTATATCCTTTCGCTGTTGGTGATATAGTTGCTAGGTGTGATGCTGGTGGTAATATAGATCCAGATCAATTTACCTCTAGAGTTTCTGCCGTTCGTCGTGAACTTTTTAGTATTGATCTTGATATAAAAAATTCAATTGGTCGCCGGCTCACTAAAGGAGAATTTTTTGGTAGACTAAATGATCGGGGTGAGATAGGAAGAGTTCAGCAGGTTGGTCTTGCTGAAACTCCATATTCTAGAATAGATACCTTTAGAACATCCAGTGGCAGAATTCTAAGTCCTTTCACTTGGAGATCTAACATTGACACTCCCCTAGAGAGAATCAATGATCCATCAGATACATCGTCAACAAGTAACTTAACTACAACATTGATATATCGGTATATTCTAAATCCAAATAATCAAGATGTAAGTCCATATTCAAGAACTAAAATATTCGATATCGAAACTGGTATTGATGCGAAGAGAAAACTTAAAGTGTTCCCTCCAGAGTTAAAATTTCAAGCATACGACGAAGCGGCTAAAATATTAAAACAAAAGCCATCAGCAGGTAGAGTGCTGGACATTAAAACAGCAAACGCAAATAACTTGTCCCTTTTATGAGTCACGGAGAATAGATGTCATTTTACGAAGGTGGTATAGAGAAAATTAGTATTGCAAGCGATGGTTGGATTATTGGAAAAGGCAATAGTGTCGATGTTCCAATTGATGTTGATGTAATCGCTTTAGATTTTACTGAGGACATGTTTCGTAATTCAATAGCAGGAACACTTGTAGTCTCTACAAGATCTGGGTGGGATGCTGACTTGGGTAGTATTAATGGAACCGAGTGGATCACTATTACATTCAACAGTTTCTCTAGTAATGAGAATAGTGATGCAGATTCCTTCCAAGCAGAGATTAGATTTAAGGCATATAAAGTGTCAAACACTGTTGCTGATAGTGGCAATATGAACACTTATGTTTTTGCTTTTACCTCATACCAAGCGTTGATTGATACACATAAACTAGAAAGACATTTGAGCGACCAGCACATTGGTCCAATTTCTACAGACTCAGCCAATTCCGAATCCAACAATGAGCCGACAAATCAAGATTTCGGTTTTGTTAATAAAATTTTTGATCATCTATACGTCGAGTCGGATCAACAAAAAGGTTTTGTCTCAGGTGAGGATGTAGAAAATCAAATACCAAATCCAGACATCGAAGCCACAACTAACTGGATTAACTACGTTCCTGCTTATCTTGATAACAGAACCAGTTCGGGTATCCTTGATGAATACTGGAGATTTGGTTCGTATTATAGTGGTCATAATGATGATGCAGGAAAGGATAGTAGACCGAGAAAAGTATTTGAGATACTTAATGAATTAGCCGAAAATGCAATCTCGAAAGAAAATCCAAACGCAGCAAACTTTTTTGTATGGCAGGATCTTAGTGGATGGCACTTTAGGTCGGTTGATAGTTATCTCAGAGATAGGGGTGAAAATGTTGAAGATGTAGATCGCACATATCAATATGATATTACCAATATACAAGTGCCATCGGAAACAGAAATTGTTCGAGTCATCGATTTGAAAGTTATCAAACAAGTTGACATGATGGATTTACTTGCAAGTCAAGCATTATCCTCTAAGGTTGTTTATTACGAACTAAATCCAGAAAACGAGTTTGCATCATACTACATGTCTCTACCAGAGAATCTACTAGGAACAACCAGAGTTATTGGTCCGAATGGTTTTCAAGATAGTGTCGGTGAGACTTTGATAGAAAATGAAACAATAGAAGAATCAAGTATAAGATATGATTATCTTTTAGACTATGATAAATGGGCAAAAGTAGAGGCATATCCATTGCTTCAAGACAAAGATAATCAGTATACAGATTACAGTAAGCCTAGTTTCTTGGAAGTTCCACCTGCATATACTAAATCTAGTGCAGGTAATGATTCATGGTTTTCTTCTGCAACATACGATGAAAACGATTTAACATATCGATGGTATCAGCAGAATAGAGTTGGAACTGAGATGAGTTTTAGAGTAAACAACCGTGCAGAATATTTTAAACAAAAATTCTTACGGCAAACAACTCTAGAGGGATATAAGTTTAGAACTGTTTATGATAAAATCAAAACACCAATTATTAAGGCTTTACGGGACTATTACAACATCAGTCTTCAGAGACTTTACTTGGAACATAATCTAGTCATTGAAGGAGGATTAAATACTCTAGAAGCCGGCGAGGGCAAAATTGGTCGAGGTGATGGTGGTTCTTATTGTGATTATTGTTTAAATAGAGAACAAACAATTTCTGATGGTGAGGCTGAACTCAAAAGAATTTTTGGTGATGAGTATTTTCAACAACAATATATTGATGGATTTACATATAAAGTAAGGACTAATCGTGATGAACCAACTGAAGAACCTCAGTATGATATAATTGGTTTTGATCAAGTTGGATATGAAAATGCGGTAATAAATGCATATCTTTTTGGTGCCAATAACGTCGGGCCTGTATCAGGTCTTCCTCCAGTTCAAACGTCGGCTTTCGCAGATTTCTTAGATTTTAATATAAATGATTTTGATGGGAATGCCTTTCAAACATGTACGGCAAAGAATAGAGACAGAAGGACTCAAATATTAGGGTTTCCCTACATTCCCACTACGTCCTTCAACAACCCTAATTTCGGAGAAGAGGAAGAACGGAGAATCGCTGAGTTTTTATTAGATCTACCAGTTATAGAGTTTGATAATGTGGCAAGAGTAGATGAATCAATTCAAGGTCTATCATATCCAAGATGCACTACGCCCGAACCACTTCTTCCATATGATGGTAGCGAAGTTGATTGTGTTTCAATTCGTGAAAAGTGGGAAGCCATTCCATCTGAATGTGAATTGGTTAGCACGCATCTAGGTCCAGAGTATGTGTCTCCTATAATCAGAGGAGATTATGGACAACCAATAAACATCGACAATCCAACATTTTGGAATGGGTATTGGATTAATCCAAAATTTGGACTACCAAACCGACGAAACTATATTTCATTCTTTAGAGATTTGGATGCCAACTTTAGTGGTTCTGAGGCACAGTTATATGCAGTACACGAATCAAACATGTTCCTCAAAGACTTCTTACCTAATAATCTAGCAGAAACTGGTTTGCTTAATTTTGATTTTGGCACTCCTTATCTAAATACAGATTCTCTAGGGGATATAGTTTACAACCAGTATGGTAGTGGTTCTATAGATACTCCTAGAAAATATTTCGGGGAGTCGTATGCTTCGTTTACCATCGATTTGGTGAGAAGCAGCGTTACTGAAGGAGATATTCGTAATTCTACATTTGAAGATCCAGATCCAGTTCAAGAAGGTGATGAAATTACCACTACTTTCTCAGTTGATGTTAACTATATTCAAAATCCGAAGTATGACAAAGCGTCAATCTGCTCAACTCCGTTCCTGTGTGGTCATCAAACAACAAGTGAAGAAACCATATCAGTTCCATATGTGAGTAAACTAACATATCGTGCAGAGGAAGTCAGCACCGGTGGATTTGGCGGTGGCGGTGCCGGAGGTCTCGGTGGTCAGTCGAGTACAGGGTTCGATCCTGGCTTCCCAGGCGCCGGCGAGGGTGGCGGCTTCGGCGGCGGCGGCGCCTTCGGCTTGCCCGACGACGATCCCGACGGCGGCTTCGGCGGCGGAGAACCGGTATATGTTATGAGATTGGCTGATGTACAAACAAGTACAATCAGTGTGAAATTCCCTGCGGTTTGGTCCAGAGGACTTCCATACAACTACGGTAATATATCAAACTTACCAAAAAGATTCATAGGGTATCAAGGTAATTTCTTGGATAGTTCTTACATCGAATTCCTAAAGCAGTTTGGAATTATTAATGACGACTATCTTCAGAACCAAACTGGTGGCGACTTTGTAATTCAAGAACAGAATTCCGACACCACTGGATTTGGGAATCGGGCTGGTATCGCAGAATTGTCTGGTACGCTCAGACAAAAGGGAATAGAAACTTCTTACGTTGGTAATAGGGCATTAAATCTATACGATGCAAACAGACCAATATATCATAAGAAAGATTGGCAAAACTTCCTTGATTGTAGAGGAACTTGCGTAGGATCAGTTGCTGACGGTGAACCAAATAATATAAATCCAGAGACGAACAAAGCAGTTGAATATGCTAAGTTGTGTTCATATGCTTGGAATCGATATTGGTCAACACCGAAAGAGCAGCCCATGTATAGAAGGGCGCAAGTTGCTCTTATTCAGTCTCAAGAGGTTGAGATCACAGTTCCGAATGACATGAACTTGACTATTGGTAATTTAGTTCGCTTAATTCTACCCAAGTCGAAATCTCTTGCAAAAACAGAAGATAGTGCTAATCAGGAAAGGATCAATCCCTTATCGGGTAGATACTTGGTTACGGGTATTCGACGAACGTTCACAGGAAATAATACACAAGCAATGAGGGTTAGATTAAACCGAGATAGTTTACCTTATGATCCAAATAACTCGTAACATAAGGCATACATAAGATATGGCAAAAGTAACAGATAGGTATCGATATTCTGATTTAGATTTCAACTTCGCAAAGTCAGCGTCGAATGATGTCGCACGGAAATTTGACAACAACGCAATTAAACAGTCTTTGAAAAATCTATTACTTACTAATTTTTATGAAAGACCTTTTCGTCCGTCGTTGGGTGCGAATTTAATATCCAGATTGTTTGGTAGTTTTAGTGATGGTGATTTGTCGGAAATGCGACAACATGTTGCTGAAGTCATCACAGACTTTGAACCAAGAGTAACATTACGATCCGTTAAAACGGCATACAATGATGTGACACAAACAGTATCTGTTGATGTAGAATACAGTTTCTTGGATGAAGAAGACACCTTAGACATAGTAATAGAGAGAGTAAAATAATGGCAGACTCATTTATAAAACTTAGTCAAACAGATTTTGATCAAGTAAGAAGTTCTTTGATTGACTTTCTACGAACAAAGGAGGAGTTTACTGACTATGATTTCAGTGGATCTGCTCTTAGTACGTTGCTTGATATCCTAGCATATAACACTGCTTTCTTTTCAACATACACGAACTTCCTTGCAAACGAAAGTTTCATCGATTCGGCACAGAAGAGAGATTCATTGATGTCTCTTGCTAGATTAGTAGGTTATACACCTCGTTCCAGAATTGCTTCTAGAGCCGTTCTTACTGTTACCTCTACAGAGAACAACATACCAGCAGGAACTGCCTTCAATGGAGCAGACACTGGTTATGTCTTTACTACAATTGACAACACAGAACTCAGTAACAATACAGGTGAGATAACAGTATATCAAAACGCATCTAGAAACTTCACAGTCAACACTACTTTTTTCAATGGGAAGGTTACTGTTCCAGAAGATGCAGACGTTTCTACACTAAGAGTTTTTGTTGGTGGTGAAGAGTATCAAAAAGCAGATAGAATTTCTGCGTTGAATTCAAACTCAAAAGTCTTCTTTATTGATCCCATCTACTCGGGAGCATACGAAGTCTCGTTTGGTGACGGAACTTATGGATTGCTCGTACCAGAAAACTCTGATATTAGAGTCGAATATCTTACACCAAATGGTATTAACAATGCCAATGGAGAGACTAAGTTTAGTGAAACTGGAACTACGATCATATCATCTATCACTGTGAAAACTCCTTCCTTCGGTGGAGCAGAGCGTGAGAGTGCAGAAAGCATTAGAACGAATGCTCCGTCATACTTTCAGGCACAGAATAGAGCAGTCACGGCAAATGATGCCGAGATTGTTTTCAAGGTAGACAACCCAGAAGTATTTGATGCCACCGCATGGGGTGGAGAGGATAACAACCCACCCCAGTATGGTAGAATTTTCCTTGCTGCAATTAAAGATGCAACTGGTGCTACTTTTAGTGCGAGTGAGTTGTCGGAATTTGGTGCTAAACTACAAGAGAAAATGGTCGTTGGTGTTTTGCCTGAATTTAAAAATCCAACCTGTTACGATATTAATGTTCCAAGAGGAACTGTCGTATATGATTCGATAATCAACTCAGATGGAACAGGGATTCGTGACAAGGTGACAAGTAAGATACGATTGTACGACCCTGACTGTGGATTTAAAGCAGTGTTTCCATATTCAAATATTGTGTCTGAGTTGGTAACAGAAAATGATGACATCAGATCGGTGGACTTTGACGTAAACATATCTGCATCATTTTCAAATTCAGCCTATAATCAAGACATTACAGATCCACTACCAAGAAACTTCTTCATCTCCTTCGCAAATAGAATTGTACCTGGCAGTATCTTCTCTAATGAATTCGCAATTCTAGTGGACCTGTTAGATAACGACGACGAAAACTTAGGTTTCATTGATGATGACGGAAATGGTTTCCTTCGCTTTGGTGGATATGTAAATAGTGCAAAGAAAATTATTAATTCTAGAATAGGAACCGTAAATTATCAAACGGGAAATATTACTATTCAAAATCTATCAGGATGGGATGCAAAGAGAGATGCAGGTGATGCAGCAGCGATGGATCTAACCATATATGCCACACCATTTAGTAAATCAGTCAGAGGAATTAGACAGGCTTCATATAGTCTAGGAACAATAACAAATACAATGACGGTAACTGACTAATGATAACAACAACAGAAAATCCATTCAATGAATTTGAAAATAATCTAGGTCTTGCATTCTATAATGCACAACAGAGTCTATTAGGCTCGACTGCTGCGGTAGATGTTGATACACCAAGATTTCCTTTTTATGTTCGTGATAGATTACCTGTTCATGTTTTAGAAAACCATGAATTATATGTAAAATTCATTGATGGTTATTTTGAGTGGTTAGGAATTTCTAACGGTATCAACCAAATTCCATATCTCATGGACATTGATAATGTCTCTCCTGCTCTGTTGATTCACCACAAAGAATTATTGGCTAAACTATTCCCAATAAATCAAAATTATCTATGGTCGGATCCAGCAAATTCTGAAATTGATCTTAGAAGATTCTTGACTTTTATCAGACAGTTCTATTTGACCAAAGGAACCGAGGAGTCAATTCGTTTTCTCCTGGCTTCTCTTTTCGGTTTAGAGGCTGCTTCTATTGATTTTGACTATCCCAAACTTCAACTTTGTTTTTTGTCAGATTCGATCTGGGTTCCAAACATAGATGGTTTTGATAAAGATGCGGCTGGTGTAACATACCAAGGATACTGGAAAGATAGTAGAAGCACTCTTAGTGGTGGAGTAAGATTTAGAGACAAGTATTTTCAAGAGTTTTCTTACTCAGTAACTTCTGTTGTGCCAGCGGGACAGGGTAATTTGCCTGTGGAAGATGTAGCAGGTGGAGTTGATTTCAATTTAAATCCAATAAGACAAATTGCACACCCAGCAGGATTTAGACTATTCAATAACGTTGGACCAGATTCATATATTCCAGCCGCACCTGGCCCTATTGATACGGGTTATTCTGAACAGCCTTTGGTTGGACACTATCTGGCATACACATTCTCAACCACCATAGATCCAAGACAACCATTTCCAGATGCTTGCTCTGCTAAGGACTGGTTCACTTGTGGATACAATCCATATAATACTAATCCATTAACACTAGGATCAGTAAACTGTTTCACAGCGGTTCATGATTCAGGTGGGTATCCAATAGGATGGACCGCAGGCACTTCTGGTGAGAACGGTTACACTGGTCCAACCTATGGAGCAGATACATATACTACGGCAGCGGCTAGAGGTTATACGTTATGGCATGTTTATCATCATCCCAGTGTTTGGTCTGTTGGTCCAACAACAGGAACAGCGTTTGGTGATATGAGACTTGGATGGTTAATGAACTTGATCCCAGATGCTGCAAAGGGATACAATGTTTCACCAAACGATCCGCTTGAGACTTTGGCTTGCTCAACGCCTTTAGCGACTGGACAATAAGAGGAAATATAGATGGCTTCACAAAGTAATGTAAATATAAGCAACAGAACAATATCGAACACAAGTTCCACGATGTTTCGTAGTTTAGCGGCAAGAACTACTCTCGATTATATCTGGAAAGATAATCAATTGTTCTTCTTTGCTGCAAAGGAATCAACGCCAGGTGGCATCTCCGCAGATTCTCTTAAGTCTGATGAGGAAGTTTATGAGAACATAGTTGTCATGGAAAGAGTTACTGAGGACGATGTGTCTTTGGTTGTGCCTCGAATTAATTGGACCCGAGGCACAGTATATAATGCCTTAGATCCTGATGTAAATTTTTACGATTACACTGTTGCATTTGATGGAACTGTAGTTTACAAGTATAAACCTTACGTTATGACAGATGATTACAACGTATATCTCTGCATAAAAAACTGTGAGTCGGGATTAGAAAGGGACAGAGTTGCTTCCCATGTCAAACCCACTAGTGTTGGAACTGACGAGTTTACTACAGAAGATGGATACACATGGAAGTATTTGTATTCGGTGAGTGATGAACTGTTCACATTCTTGACAACCAAGTGGCTACCAGTCCCAAGACCAATCGAATCTATACCAACAAATCTAAACACATCTAGTGCAAAGTACCGTCAATTTCAGGTTCAAGAAAAGGCAAAAACAACCGCAGGTAAAATCAATGATGTCAAGATTGATTTGAAACAACAGAATGTTTACTTTGATATGCCAAATCCACAAGCAACTGTAGTTGGTCAGGGAACTGGTGCGTCTGTTCAACTTAGCACAGCGTTTGAGCCTGGAAAGGGTTATAAAGTAACTGGTTATAGAGTAGCCAATGGAGGGGTTGGTTATGTTGGAGGTATACTATCTTTAGTAGATTCTCCTAATAGTAATGGTGATATCACCAGCAAGACAGATCTTGAATCTAAAATTACTCTTTCCTCTTCCTATGGTGGAACTGAAACAGATTTGGGTAGTGATCCCACTATCACACTACAGGCAAGAACAATGATGTTTGTCGGTAATATGAGACAGGGTGACGACTCTATTGGTTCTTTCCCAAATGGAGTTACCATGTCGGCATTTGGATTGATTGGAAACCCAGTTTACGCCACAGGTGATTATCAAGGTCAGATTGCAGGTCAAGAATTCGGACAGGGTGGAAGTAAAACACTCAACCTACGACAAGCAACTAAAACTAGATTGAAAGATAATAGTGGAACTGGGTTTGTGATATCTACTGCAAAGTCCACAATCAATGATGATAGGTTAAAATTCAATAGCACAATTCTGTTTGATACGTCAAAAACCACAGCAAAGGTTATTGATCTTACCCCACTTAAATTTTCAGATTCAGGAACTAGTAACCGAGCAGATCTTTTCCTCACAGGTGCAAAGACACCACCATTGCCAGGAGAGACAATGGCTGCCAGTGGAGGAGAGACCTTTGAAGTTGAGCAAGTTTTTGAGCCAACGTTAAAGGTAGGCTCTGGGGATCTCTTATACATAATACCAGTAACGTTTAACATTTTAGAAGAACAACTATACACAACTAGATTCATAATTCCGTTGTGATTGGAGTAGAAGATGGCCCAGCAAT